TGCAGTTCATATGCATCACCCTTGTACCATCTGGACGGCCGAGAGCAATAACAACTACAACTGGCATTATGTCCATTTTGTAGCTCTCTGTGAAGAGTACACGTATCGTTATGGTAAGGTTCATGCCACTGATACGCTGCTTCGTGAGGTACTCAAGCAATTGCCTCGTAACATTCCTGTTGGTTACAAGACTCCTCAGCCACTAGCCATGAAGGCTAATCCTGAGTGTATAGACTACAAAGATATTGTAGGATCCTATCGTAAGTTCTATCAGACCAAACAGGATCGATTTAAAATGTCTTGGACTAAGCGGCCGGTTCCAGAATGGTTTTGTATAAATAAACTTGTAGCTTAATTATTGTCCAACAAGAGGATTCTATTATGTCAGTCGACAAGTACGTAAAGTTTATTTCAGAACAGCAGAAGTCAATGGTGAATGCTGGTTTTACAGACCCGGTTAACGAAGAGCTAGAGCTTACTTTAGAAGATTATGTTGACATGCTTCACATGTATATTGAAAATCTTGAGTCACACTTTGAAACTGAAGATCTACAAGAAATATCAGATACTTTGCGTCAAAACTATGTAAAAAAATCCAAAGCCGATCTTAATAAAAATTGGAAAAAAGCTGGGTACCATTATAATAAGGCAGATGATGCAGAAGATTCATCAAAAGAAGCTAAGCATTATAACAGCGGTGACAAAGCTATGAAAAATGTAGCTAAAAGAGAAGTCGGTCAACATATGGTAGCTAAAAAACTTGGTACTAATTTTAAGCGCAAGACAACTTCTACATATGACAATGATCATCTTGAGCGTCGTGGATATCGCGATTAAAAATAAAATATTTTAATATAATTAATACGGCCGGCCCAGTAGCAATACTCGGGCCGGTTTTCTTTTGTCTGATAAATAAGATTATGGCCACAGATTTTAAACAGTTTGGATCAGACTTAAATGAAATATTGAAACCGTATAACTATACGGTAGCAACAACTGCGCCTGCAGGAAAACCTGGAAAGGGCGACAAGTCTACACGTGAGTTTCGATTACAACTCATTAATAAAGATAATAATACCAGCGCAAAGCTAATCAAAGATATCGTAGATATTGTGAAGAGAACTATTCCACAAGCCACGACGATTAAGTTCAATGATATTTCTCCAAATAGTTCAAAGTTTTCAAGCTGTTCATTTACGCTTTCTGGACAAAAGTTTGACTTGGTCGTGGCTCAAGGAGCTAACAAAGGAGAGAAGTTTGAAGGCAAGGTAGTTACCGATCTTCAAAAATATTTCTTAAGAGGGTTGTCAGACAGTTCTTATAAAGATTTAATTAAGAAACTTGAAGCAACATATCCAGAATTTAAAAACGTTGAGATTGCCAAAGTTGAACAGAGAAAAGGTTCAACAAAGAAAACCGGTGTAAGAGTTGAAGATCTTGGCGAGGTAATTGGAGACATTGTCTTAACAGACACTACAGGTAAAAAGTGGTTTATATCTCTTAAAGATAAAAACGGTGCAACTGTTAGTGCATTACCAGGAGCAGGATCTCTATTTAATAATTCTGGAGACTTGCAACCGAATTCCGAAGGCGCAAAACTTCTCATGGCGTTTGGCGTAGATCTTAATAAAGTTCAAGCTGGTTTTGATGAGCGTTCTAATCAAAAGAAAATTCGACCAAAATTGCCTGCAGGCAAAGTGAATTCGAGCAAGATAAAAGAAATCTTTAAAACGGTATGGGGTATGAACTACTTCTACGTTCGTAAAACCACGGCTAGTTGGGAAGTTTTCTGGATCGATAGAGCAAAACTGGACAAGCTGTCAAACGTACGCGTAGAAGACGTTCGATATCCTGGAAAGAACACAAAGACGATCTATATCGATCTTGTTTCTCCTGCTAAAAAGTATCTTATCGAGATTCGAAACTCTAAAGCGGGCGAATATCCAAACGATATTAAAGTTCGTGTGAAATAACTGTGTACATTATTTTCAAAACAAGATATAAAGATAATATGAAAAAGATAAACAGATTTAGAAATTTTGTAGGTTCCGGAACTCTCACGATCTTTGATATTGATGAGACGCTCTTTCATACCAAAGCCAAAGTTGCTGTAGTTAAGGATGGCAAGGTTGTTCGGATGTTGGACAACCAGGAATTCAATACCTACAAACGTAAGGCCGGTGAAGAATACGACTTCAGAGAGTTTGCATCTGCTGAGGTGTTTCGTAAGACCTCTACACCAATTGTAAGAATGATCGAAAAGGCAAAGGCTATTGTCAAAGCCAAAAAGAACGTTCATAGTCGAGCAATTATTGTAACGGCTCGAGCTGACTTTGACGATAAGGAAATGTTCCTTCAAACTTTCCGCGATCATGGTCTTCCAATCGACTCAATGCACGTTGAGCGTTCAGGTAATCTAGGAATGGATTCACCTGCTGAAGCAAAAAAAGTTGTGTTTCGCAAATACCTAAATACTCAAAACTACACTAAAACTCGTTTGTACGACGATGCTATGAGTAACCTAAAGGCATTCCTTGAACTCCAAAAGGAATACCCCAATGTTAAATTCGAAGCTTATTTCGTGAAACCAGATGGATCGATAAAGACAATCAAATGACAGCATTCAAAAATTTCCTTACAGAAGAAGCCAGCGAAGAAAAGCTGAAGCACCTCGAGCATGCAGAAGATCATGTGATTAATGCAGGCGGCGAGGGTTTCTCGCATGCTTATCATAATCTCAAAGATGTGCATGATAAGTTAACTGGTAAAGATAATGCCACTAAGGTAACCATGAAGTATGATGGTTCGCCTTCTGTTGTGTTTGGTCGCCATCCAGAAACTGGTAAGTTCTTTGTGGCTTCCAAGTCTGCATTTAATAAGAATCCAAAGATCAACTATACGCATGAAGATATTCAGCGTAATCATGGTCACGCTCCTGGTCTTGTTGAAAAGCTCAAAGCAGCTCTCGATCACCTGCCAAAGGTAACTCCAAAGAAGGGAGTGTTCCAAGGTGATATCATGCATACACCAAATGATGTGCACGAGTCTGGTAACAAGATTCACTTTACTCCGAATACCATTACGTATTCTGCTGACAAGAATTCACCTCATGGCAAAGCTGCTTCGAGATCTAGAATTGGCGTGGCTGTTCATACCAAGTACAACGGTAAGAATCTAGAGGATATGAAAGCTGAGTATGCTCCGAATCTTGATGAGTTTGGTCTTCATAAAGACGTTCACCTGATTTCAACTGAGCATGACATGTCTGGTATTGATTACAAGCCTCAGCATCAAACTAGGTTTGTAAAGCATATGGCAGCAGCTGCTAAGCTTCATGCTAAGACTGGTCCAGAAACTCATACAGCTATTGAGAGTCACCGTATTCCTTTGAAGACTTATATTAACCATACAGTTCGTACTGGCACTAAGCCAAACGTGAACGAGTTTATGGCTCACCTTGCTAAGTCTCATCAGAAAAAAGTTGATTCTGTTAAGACAGATAAAGCTAAAGCTATGAAAACGGCTGCTATGGAAAGTGATGTAGCTCACATTCAACGTAATCGTGGTCATTTTGAACGTGTTCTTCAGATGCATAGCCATCTGCAAAAAGCCAAGGATGTATTGGCTAACACACTCTCGAGCCACGCTGAGTTTGACCATAGTATTAATGGTAAGAAATCTAAGCCTGAAGGATTTGTTGTAGTAAGACATAATCGTCCTACTAAGATTGTAGATCGTGCTGAGTTCTCGGCTGCTAACTTTAACAGGGACAAAGCACTATGAAGTCGATTCATATCACTCAAGGAAGATTCAACCCAGTGCATGCTGGCCACGAGATGGTCGTTAGACATGTAATGGGTGCTGCTCAGAAGGAAGGTGCGGATCATAAGATTCTAACTACGGGATCTCATGACGCCAAGAAGAATCCTCTGACTCCTGAGCAAAAGGTAAAGCATCTTTCTCGTGCTGTCAAAGGTTCTCATGTCGAGGCTATGACAAAAGACCATCCTACACTTCTTCATCAGATGTCTAAGCTACACAAGGCTGGTTACTCACACGTAACTATGCATGTTGGCTCAGATCGTGTCCATGAGTTTCATAACTTGTTACACAAGTACAATGGAACTGAAGGGAGACATGGACACTACAACTTCAAGAGTATTAAGGTCAAGTCAGTAGGCGGTGAACGCAAGGAAGGCGGCGGCGGAATCGAATCTGCTTCTGGTACTGCAATGCGTAAACATGCCACTGCTGGTGATAAAGAATCATTCCACAAGATGGCTCCATCTGGCATGAGCAAAG